TAAATTGGCTTCAGGGGAAGAAGTCATAGCAAAATATCTTAGCAGGACCGACACACGATACGTCAGTATCGAGAAGGCACTTGTGCTTATGAATGGTCCGCAGGGTCTGGCATTTGGCACATTTTTCTCCACTGCTAAACAGGATGAACCATTCAACATCGCGATAGACAAGTTGATTTCCATAGCACATATCAATGACAAGATCGCTGATGAATACAACAGAGTATTCAGCAAGATCGAGGTTCCCAAGAAACCCAGCATAATCACGTAATGGCACATTTTGACAAACACTCGAAAAGTATCACTGCCCTTGTAGACGTGTCCGAGGCCATGCTAAACGCAATGGAGAAACACGGCATAGATCCGGAGACAGTGGCCAACAGGAACGAGTTCACTGTGATGATACACTTTCTCAAGAGCATCATTGACGGTGAGTTAAATATACCAAACGAACTGACGGACCGCATCAGAGACACAGCGTTCCAGATGGACATGGATCAGAAGTTGGACAAGAAATTGAACTGATGGTCGAGAGGACTCAAGACTTTCACCCCTCTATAAACACTCTGCAAGTCATCAACGCAAGGAGAAACGATGACTTACTACTCAACTAAAACATACGGACACAACATAGGACTATCTGCGGTGTTCAGACAACCCAACGCAGATCACTCACACTGTCACCTACTGCACGGCTACAGTCTGGCATTCAAATTCACATTTGGTTGCAAGGATCTGGACAACAAGAACTGGGCAGTGGACTTTGGAGGCCTTAAACCTCTCAAGGCTTGGCTGGAAGATCACTTCGACCACAAACTCGCACTAGACAAGAACGATCCACACATGGAAAAATTCAAAGAGCTTGAACAACTTGATCTAGCCGAGATAAGAATATTCGATGGTGTAGGTGCGGAGATGTTCGCCAGACACGCATTTGAATTCGCTGACAAACTGATCAGAGAAAAAACAGATGACAGGTGTTTCGTGGACAGCGTGGAATGTATGGAACACGGAGCCAACAGTGCCATCTACAGAAAAGAATAACTTTATACATGATATGGTGAGGGTGGGTCTTGTAGACAAGGCCTACTACTTCCAGGTATATGACACGCCATTGGGTCACAGATGGTTGGATGCACTCAAAGATAATCTAACACAGAAGAGGATACTGGAGAAGAATTTCTGTTTCCTTGGGTTTGCGGATTCTATAAGGAATCTCAATTTTTTATGTAATGAACTAAACAAAAGTGTTGAGCAAATCAATTCTTTTACTTTCGAACCTCCATATGAAAGAATAGACTCCTTCCGTGCAGATGATTTTCAATATTCAGCAAACTTAAAAATTGGAAGAACTGTAGAAGGCGAGGAAATGTCTAAACCTGGATTAAGGCTGAAGCATGATGCATGTAATCTGCTACACAGATATTTTGAAGAACTGCAAGGAACAGCATGGCAACTATCTAAATATTACAAACAGGCCGACATTAAAACAAAGTATGCAATAAGACAACTCAACAACCTTTGTCACGAGATTGAGAGTTGGGTGCTTTCATACAGAAAGAGTGTAATCGAACCGGAATGGATGAGACCCTCACAGATCACAACTTTCCTCAACGCACCAAGGCATGACTTGCAGGAAGAAGACTTTGAACTTTTCAAGCAGAACAGGTACGACAGAGAATTGGGTGGTGTGTACCTGCATTGGTCACAGGTGGGCAAAACCTTATATGAAGTTTTTCGGGATGAACATGCTCCCAAAATGACCGACGCACTTTGCTCGGAAATAAACCACCAGAAATATTATTCAGGAGAGTTCGATGTTGAATGGGGACAAACAATAACTGAAAAGCAAGATTTCAAGAAGGAAGAAATGGACCAATACCGAACGTGGCTAAAAGCCAACGGCTATGATTGGGAGGATTCAAAATTGTCATTGGGTTATATAAAGATAGGACAGATAGACTTGCAGAGAACATTTGGTACAAACGCCGACATCCAAGACATACACAACACAATGAAAGACAATTTGAATATCAAAAGTATACGAACAATCACAGGTCCATCTATAGAGTGTGACTATCCCTACACCCTTCAAAGCGATGATTGGAAACAGATACAAATGGAAGGACTGAAAAGAGGTTATGAATCACGTAGTATGCGTTAAGTGGGGTAGCAAGTACCCATCCAAGTACGCCAATGTTCTCAACAGCATGGTCAAACGGCACACCACAGTGCCATACCAGTTCCATTGCCTCACCGACGACCCGAACGGATTGGACTCAGAAATAAATGTAATCAAACTGCCAACAGATCCGTGGGTCAAATCATGGTGGAGCAAGTTATGGATGTTCGCACCCGAAATGCCTTTGAAGGGAAATATTCTATTCTTTGATCTTGATGTTGTTATATTCGACAACATAGATCCACTATTCTCACACAACGGCAAGTTCAACATCATAAGAGACTTCAACAGGTGCAGGGTTAAGGACTGGAAATTATCTAATAGCAGTTGTATGAGATGGCAGGCGGGGACAATGAATTATCTGTGGGACGAGTTCAAGGATCGGTCAGCACAGATCATGCAACAGAATCATGGAGACCAAGACTGGATAACCAAGAGGGCCAAGGATGAAATCACATGGTTCCCAGACGACTGGATAAGATCATACAAGTGGGAGATGATAGGACTAAAAGACACAAAGTTGTTGACCAAGGACGGCAAAAAGTGGTTTAGAGAACCGGTAAAGATCAAGCCAGGAAACAGAGTGGCGGTTTTCCATGGGTCACCAAATCCCATGGAGTGTGCTGACAAGTTCGTGGAGGACAACTGGCGATGAGTTACGGAAAAGTGAAGGTTAAACGAAACAATCCCAGAATGGATGAGATTCCAGAAGACTGCGGATACATGCAACAGTTCGAGTACAACGTTGACATGAATTCCAACGGTGTGATGTCGGAATGTATCGATTGGTGCCAACTCAACTGCGAGGGCAAGTGGGGTTGGTGGTTTGAACCAGCGGGCGAGATAGAGAACCCGGAGAACCACTGGGAAGATCAGAACGCATACATGAGTTTCGAACGCAAACGTGACGCAACCAGATTCTGGATGAGTGTGGGAATACAGAACAGTGGTGGGAAAGAGACATAATTACTAGTATGAAATGGTTTGAAATAACAGACGAAGCAAAGAATCAAATTGAAAAACTGTTGGCCAAACAACCAGACAAGTACGCGGTCAGCCTCATGGTCGAGGGTGGTGGCTGTGCAGGATTCAAGTACAAGTGGGGATTCATAGACAACAAGGAAGACGTGGGTGCCGACGATCACACAGAGGATTGGCACACAGGCAAGTTTGTTGTGGATGACGCAAGTATGCTGTATGTAGCAGGTACCAAGATAGACTGGAAGGAAGAAGTGTTTGGTTCACAGTTTGAAATTACAAATCCCAACGCATCCAGCGGTTGTGGTTGTGGAGAGTCGTTTGGCGTGTAATGGACACTGCTTTCATAATAGGCAACGGTGAATCAAGAAACATATTCCCAATAGATAATCTTAAAGGACAAGGTGTCATATATGGTTGCAACGCCATATATCGAGACCATCCCATGCTGTGCGATCATATAGTGGCAGTTAACCCTCCCATGTACGAAGAACTGGCCAAGTGGCACAACAATGGCAAGGAGTCAGCAAGTATACACGGACCAGACGACATCAGCAAATGGAACTACATATGTGGGGGCGATCCTGAACACCACGTACCCGAAGGGCTGAAAATTTATAGGGTATGGAGGGGAGGCGACATCAAGAAGGGAGGCAAGATCAAGACCAATGATTTCTCACTGGCACGAGGATCTGGGTGCAGTGCAGTCTTAATGGCCGCAGAGTCAGGAATCAAAAACATTATTATCATGGCCTTTGACATAATGGGTGCCCAGCAGTGGGAAATGGACACGCCCAGTAGGTTGCAGAACAACATATATAAAAATTCAGCAAACTACCCAGACAGGGCCAGCATGAAAGCCTACCTTAAGTATGAATGGATGTACCAACTTAGACAAACATTCCGTAAGTTTCCCAGAACTAATTTCTATTTTATAAATCGCAAGGAATATCTCGAGGGAAATCCGTTCCTGCGTTGGTATTTTGACCAACCCAACATCAAGTGTGGAATATACGCTGACCTGCAGAGATGGATCACGGGATCACGTGACGACATCCGATGGAAACAGTTATAGGGTCTTGGTACTGCTGGCGTCCAACTGATACACCCGACGCATCTTGACACCCACGCTCTGGGCGAACTTCTTGGAATCACATTTATTACACACGTGTTTGTAGTCATTTGAGGCACGATCTGGGTCAACCTTTGACTTTGGTCTCATGAATGTCTCCGAACAGGCATCACATTTGAACACATAGATCAGGTTCTTCCTGTGGTAGTTGTGCATGGTGCCCAGTTTGCTCTCCCTCTTGTACAACTTCATCGTTTTTAGGGTTTCTATGAACATATTATTATTTAATAAATACGAGTATCATATTATGGCAAGATTAAACATAGACACAGGAACAGTAGGAAATCCAGCAACAGGCGATACTTTACGTACCGCTATGAACAAGGTAAACACCAATTTTGAAGAGGTTTATCAGATTGTTGGTGACCCTGATACAGGACTTATTACTACATCCATAACAAATGGAGACGTTAAGATACAACCTAATGGCGCAGGAAAAGTAGAGATCGACAGAGTGCTCTTTACAGACACCACTTTGTCAACATTGACAACCAATGCGGATCTTACTCTTTCAGCGAATGGTACAGGTGCAGTCGCTATAACACCGGCTAAAGTTATGATACCAAACCTGCCAACTAGTGATCCAAGCAACGCAGGTCAGTTATGGAACAGTTCAGGTACTCTTAAAGTTTCGGCAGGATAACAAATGGCCCAGGAAGTAATCAACATCGGTGCAATAGCAGATGATGGTACAGGTGATACTATCAGAGGAGCGGGCATCAAGATCAATGCAAATTTTACGGAGTTGTACACTAATCCCTTGGTGGACACCTCTTTAGGTTTCCTACAGAACGAGATCAGTTCAACGCAGTCCAACTCTGACATCGTGCTTAAACCATCTGGTACGGGTTCCGTGCTTTTTCCTGCAATAAAGATCAACGACAACAACATAGAGGGAATCAGATCTAACGAAGACATCAAAATTATACCAAACGGATCAGGCAAATTGATTATAGACGGATTGGGATTCTCTGGTACGTCAATTACTGCCACTGATTCAACCTTAATAAACATCAATGAGAATCTATCCGTGGACGGAGACTTTACAAACAACTCTAACACGATAAACACTGGTGTCATGAATGCAGGAACAGGATCCACAATCGGGAACATAACATTGGCCAATGGATCCATAACGGACTCATCCGGAGACATCAGTTTCGGCAACGAGAACATCACAACAACAGGAACACTGGCAGTGGCCACAGGATCCACAATCGGGAACATAACACTGGCCAATGGATCCATAACGGACTCATCCGGAGACATCAGTTTCGGCAACGAGAACATCACGACCACGGGAAATTTTAATGCGGGAGTGACAACACTCGGAAGCCTCACAGTATCCGGTGCTTCTTCATTCGTAGGAACGACCACGGTGGACAACCTCACATTCAACGACAACATCATAGGAACCAGTTCCAATGCGGACCTCAACCTTACCCCAGGAGGCACGGGGGTTGTCAACGTCAGCAATCTTACCATAGACTCCAGCATCAACCTCACAGACAACGTTATCAAGGTCACTAGATCTAATGACGGCCTGGTGCTGTCAGGCAACGGCACTGGATCAACACAAGTCCTAAACATCGATCTAGATTCAGGAACCATCGACAACACGGTGATAGGTGCGACCACACCGGCCGCTGGAACCTTCTCAACGGTGTCCTTCACAAACACACAGTTGAATGCAGGACAGCTCAACATCAAGGACAACCAGATCAAGGTAAACACCACTGACACAGACCTTGTGATCAGTGCCAGTGGATCAGGCAACGTTTCCATAAATGGTTTCAGTTGGCCAAACTCTTATGCGGCGGGGCAATTCATAAAGACGGATGCATCGAAAAATCTCTCCCTAACTACCTTCCCAATTCTTTACGTGGAATCAAACATAGAGGACGGCACAGTAACCATAACAGGTAATTCTACGACACAGACCATAGATTCATTCAGTGTATCAACACACAGGAGCGTGAAATATTTGATACAGATGTCAGACAGCACAGCGGACAGGTACGCATTAGTGGAGGCCAACGTGTCTCACGACGGATCCAATGCTTACATCAGTTCTTTTGGACGTGCAGGCAATGGTCAGGGAGATGGATCAACGGCTTATGAATCAATAGTGTTGAGTGCGGACATATCGGGCGGCAACGTTAGGTTGCTAGGAACAGTAAATAACACTAACAACCAAGTAATAAAATTTGTAAAAAGGGTGATAAAAGTATAACATGGCACAGCAAACATTAAATGTAGGTTCAAACGCAAACGACGGCACAGGTGATACTCTGAGATCCGCCATGCAGAAAGTGGACAGCATGTTCACGGAACTGTATCTGTCACCACTGACGGGTGGGGATCTAAGTTTCAGCGGGAATGAGATATCCGCTACAAGATCAAACGAAGACCTGGTTTTTACACCGTCGGGCACGGGTGCTATATCTTTCCCGTCAATCAGAATCAATGACAACAACATCGAGGGCACGAGATCAAATGAAAATATAAATTTACTTCCTAATGGCACAGGATCCGTTGTGTTCGGTGCAATCAAGATATCAGGCACGAGTCTATCATCCAATGACTCAACAGCGATAAACATCAACGAAAATTTAATTGTAGATGGAACTGCTAGTGTAACGGGCACAGCAACCGTCGGCACACTCAATGCCAGCACGGGATCCACTATAGGTAACCTGACACTGGCCAATGGATCCATAACGGACTCATCCGGAGACATCAGTTTTGGTAATGAGAACATCACAACAACAGGAACAGTGAGTGCAGGAACAGGATCCACAATCGGTAATCTAACACTGGCCAATGGATCAATTACGGACTCATCTGGAGACATCAGTTTTGGCAACGAGAACATCACAACAACAGGAACATTAGACGTTGGTGGACTTGCTACACTTTCAACATTGAACGTCGCAGGAACTACAGGGCTAGTAGGCACGACCACCATTGACAACATCACGTTCAACGACAATATCATAGCCACAAGCTCAAACGCTGATCTGAACCTCACACCGGGCGGTACAGGAACAGTTAATATCAGCAACCTTACCATCGATTCTAATGTAAACATCACGGACAACAATATTACGACCACACAAACCAACTCAGACCTGGTGCTTTCAGCAAGTGGAACAGGATCCGTGGTAATTGCTAAGGCCGACATAAACAGTGGGGCAATCGACAACACCGTGATAGGTGCAACCACACCTGTAGCGGCAACATTCACAACATTAGCAACTACTAGTGGAATGACCATCGATGGTGTTACCATCACAGACAACACAATCTCATCAAATGCGTCCAACGCCGACCTGGAACTTTCAGGCAACGGCACGGGCACAGTGTCCATCAGCGGATTCAGTTTCCCAACGTCTGATGGAACAAGCGACCAAGTATTAAAAACAGATGGTTCGGGCAACATAGGATTCGTGACCATCTCAAGTGCATCCACATTGAACCATTCGGAGATCGGTGACAACACCGCAACTGTGGCAACATCTACCACTACCGTCATAGATAGTTTTGCAAGTGCTTCGTACAGAAGTGCCAAATACTACATCTCAATATCAGACGCCACCAACAGCAGGTTCGAGATGGTAGAGGCCACGCTGGTACACGGGCCAAGTGCTGACAGCACCACGGAGGCCTATGTCACCGTGTTCGGCAACACTGGATCTTACACGGGTCCATTATGTACATTTACGGCGGACATAGATGACGGAAATGTGAGACTACTGGCAACGAATATCACCAACAACAGCACGGTGTTCAAATTCCAGAGAGTAATAATAGACCTATAATAATTACATTAGGTTTATAAAATTTACAATAAATACCCATAACAAAAAAGGATTAATATAAAGTATGGCTAGACAGAACATCAACATCGGATCAAGTGCAAACGACGGCACGGGTGATCCGCTAAGAACAGCATTTGACAAGATAAACGACAACTTCGTAGAATTATACGGCGGTGACAATGATCTAAACACATTGGACGCAAACTTGAACGTGAACAACTTTGCAATCACAACAGGTGTAACCAACGGTGACATCACAGTCACTCCAAATGGAACAGGAAGCATCAAACTGGGTGCAATGAAGTTCAATGGCACAACCTTGAGTTCAGATGATTCCACAATCATCAACATCAACGAAGGATTGGTTGTTGATGGCACAGCAAATATTTCAGGTGCGACTACATTAGGTAGCACACTGTCAGTTGGGACATCATTGGCATTGGCCACGGGTGCAACTGTCACAGGAATAGACAATGGTGCATTAGGCTCAAGTGCAACTTTATTAGCCACACAGGGTGCAATCAAGACTTACGTTGACTCACAGGTCACGGCACAGGATTTAGACCTAGCGGGTGACTCAGGAACAGGTGCAGTTGATCTAGACTCGCAGTCATTGACGATTGCAGGCGGAACAGGCTTGACATCAGTGGCTGGTAGCCAAACAGTTACAATGAACATCGATGCAACAGTGGCGACACTGACTGGTTCACAAACACTTACAAATAAAATCTTAACCAACCCAACGATAAACGCGGCGACCATGACGGGTGCTGTTGCTATCAACGGGATAACACTCAATGACAACACTATCAAGGCCAACGCCACAAACGCAGATCTAGAATTAGACGGCAGTGGCTCAGGACACACAAGGATATTGGCAAACGCAACAGTGGTAGGAACTTTGAACACGGCGGACGTTGCCACAACAGGTAACACAACAGTGAGTGGTAACAGCACAGTAGCAGGAACAATGACTGTGCAGGGTTCAATCAACGCAGACTCGATTATATCAAGTTCAAATGGTGACATCACAATAGATCCTGCTGGTACAGGCACTATTAATTTAACAGGACCGATCACAGCAACGGGCACACAGACAACAACAGGACAACTTAATGTTGATAATTTAAGATTGGACGGAAATGTATTATCCGCAACATCTGGTGCGATAACGATCACACCGGCAAACGATCAGAACGTTACAATAGGTGGAACCAACACCAAATTGGCCGCGGCGGAGGCCAACTTCACTTTGATGGAAGCCGTAACTGTGAGGACAGATACTTTATCAACTGACACTTCAAATGCTGACTTGACCATAGGCACACAGGGTACTGGAGTTATAGACTTGAACACGGCAACACAGGCAACTGTGGGTTCGGCGGGAGGTGCATCAGCATTACCTGGACAACCAACAGGCTACATCAAGATCAAGATCGCCGGAACGATGAGAGTTATTCCGTTCTACGACGAATCTTAATAGAGCACAACACATCCTTGACAGGAGAAAATGAGGAAACACAGGAACGACCGTAACAGGCATAAGTCTGCACATTCCGAGATCAAACGCTTGGAGGAGGCCATACGACGTGAACAAGACAAGATCACATGTGAAGGCCTCCAACAGCAACTAGAACACTGGATTCGTACACAGAATAATACTCAGTAATCGCCAATAAATACCCTTGTAAGGAGTACAGTAATGGCAACACCAGTGTGGTCTACCACTGCAGGTA